GTTATATAAACCATTTACATTTGGTTGAACACTTGCTCTTGCGTCAGCAACTACAACCTTTAGGGCAACCCTAATTTCTTTATTCATCTCTTTTAATAGCTCGGGATCTATTTTACGGATCGCTCGGAGAGTCTCTTTAATTCCGTCTACTTTTACGGACATTTTGTTTACTCTCCTCCGCTTGCTCGTTTAACACTTTAATAAGCATTTTAAACATCTCGCTATCAAGATCGAGTATTGCTTGAGGCGGTACTCCTAACCGTATTGATAGTTGTGCTATCACGTGAGTTAGAGAGTCCCGCCCTAGCTTAAAGGCTCGTCGTCTAGTACCTCGACCTTAACTAACATCTCAAGAAACTCAGCGCCAAACATAGGCACCGTAACGCCGGCAGATTTGAGGCACTCATGCGCCAAAAAGTAGACGTCCGTTTGTTTCTCATCATCTCGAAAGGCTTTATGAAAACCTTTTTTTGCGTAGAGCTCAAAGGCGTACTCGATCCGCGGAGTTATCTGATGCTCAGTAACCTCGCCTGTAGCCCTTGTTATTTTGAGTCGTGCCATTTTTTGCCCCTTGTCTTTGTTATTAGCTAGTAGTGATTACGATCGGTGAATTACAGGTAAACGTAATAGATTGGCTAGCAATATCTCCAACGGCTCCATTAATGTCGGTCGTATTGTTTACCAAAATTGTAGTGCTGTATAAAGGATTGGTAGCCGATACCGCCGCGCTTGTCTGCTTTAGAGTGATTGGTACAGTAGTACCCCACGCCGCTTGAAGCGTTGCATTTACGTTAGCTGCCGCTGTATCGCTTAAAAAGTCTAGAGCGATGGTGCTAGTCTCTAGGCCTTTTGTAAATTTTCTAGACGAGTCGCCCATACTTGTGACCTCGAGCTCCTCAAATACACGGTTAATCGTTGCACTTGTAACGTGATCGGATAGGGCCACACTATTTAGCGTCACCACTACACCGTTTGACATATATACGGCCATTTTATTACTCCTCGTTTTTATCTGTAGGTGTGTCTTTTATTTTTGTTTCTTTTTTTGGTGTTTCGGTGATCTGCCCAATTTTAATTAAAAAGGCTATATCCTCGTCGGTTAGGCTCATGTGCTACTCCCAGCTCGTTAGTATTGAGATTGTTATATCGGTCGTTAGTAAATCGCCGCTTTGTACCGTTAATACGCTAGGCGCACTTACCGGGCCAATATTCATTACGATAGTAGAGGCCGCTAGCTTGGCGTATACGGCGCACACCATACCCTCGATCCCTTGTAAATTTCCTTGGTTGTCGTACATAGGCACATTACAAATAATGCGAAAGGATGCCGTAGGCGAGATGCTTTTATAGCTATTGTTATTTGGAGTGATATACGGATCTGCCGGCGATACGATCACGCTATTAGCTGTGATGGTGGCAGGCGGGTAAGCGTAAGTATTCCAAACATTAGTATTAGACAAAGCCGCAGCTAGTGAGTCTCTTAGTGTTGTAATTGGCGCGGTCATGGGCTAGCCGATCATACTTAAAGGATTTTGGTAGCCCGAGATAAGCCCGCGGATTTTGCCAATCATGCTATTCCCCATCCTGTATGGGCTTGGACTAAATCCGTCGATCGATACGCCGCCTGTCTGTGAGACTTGGCGAGCTTGGAAAATGTCTACAGCTAAGATCATCGCAGCCTCACGGATGGCGGGTGTAGTTGCATAAGTGTTAGTTTTTAGGTCGGCTCCTACTACTGATCCATAAGGCAAGATCCTAAAAAAGTTTACGTTTGCGGTTACCTTAGTAAATTGGATAAAGCTGTAGCCGTCAGGGTAGTTATAGGCGTTTGTGTTAAAGGCTATGGATGGAAAATTATTAGTCGTACCTGTAGTAAAAGGCATAGTCCCGGTAATTGTGTAAGTGCCGTTAAAGGTTGAGCCGCATCCACTCAAAGTTACGCTCTGTCCGGTGCTAAAAATTGCAGGGTTAGAGATCATTACCGTAGCGACGTTACTTTGTACCGTGGCGCCTACTACAGGCGCTGAGTCAAACCATAAAAACTGATTGAGTAAATCTTGCGCGGTTTGGCAACACGTTTCGACGATATCCGACGAATATAAATTTTCGATGCCTAAATTTGAGCGTAGCTCGGCCTCGGTTACGTATGTAGCCGGCATGTCGGACTCCTCTCTTAAAATGGGCCGGTAGGGCTCAAAGGGCTAAGAGCCCTACCGACTATTAGTTTTTGGGCTTAGGTAAAGTTGTAACGGATAATACCCTTAGGCATTTTTGCGATTGTGGCCATGTAACCATAAATCGCTACTTGTACCTGTAGGTTGGATACAACATTTACAGACATGTAAGCCGTAGGGCTCTGATAAACAGTAAAGGCCTCAGGTGCAAGGATAATAGCTGAGTCGTCTACGGTTGTAGTCGCGGCAAAATTCTTATCGACGTATAGATCAAGACCTAGTACGTTGCCTCGAATTGAGCCCGGCTGAGTTAGCCCGGCTGCGTTCATTGGTTGAGATGCTGAGTAAATTGGACGCCCGGTAGTATCTGATGCGCCGAGTAATAGTTGCCATTGTGATCCGTTGGCAATGTAGTTATTAGCAAAATAACCGGTAGCCTCGTAAACCATACGTGCCGCTTCAGATGTATAACCGATAATGCCCGCTGATGTAGCGGCCTGAGCTGTAGTAGCTACGGTACCGGCTGTTACAAGCGCTGCTAAAACAGTAGTGTCGAGTGTCTTAAGGTAAGCATTTTGTAGCTGAGTAGTTAGCTCGGCGTAAAAATTTGGATCGGATCTCTCAAGAAGCTCGATGCTTAGCGTATTCATACCTGAATACTTATTAATTGTGCCTGAAAGATAGGCGGTTTCCATGCCTGTATTTTGTACAGCTCCGGCCTCGGCCTCAACGGTTACTACAGGCGCTACGCCTGTACCGCCGCCGGCTGACGTAACGAGTGAGGGGACATTTATAGTCATCCCGCTAGCAGGCAAGACCCCACGGCTGCACGCATCGATGGCAGGTGTACCAAAACGTGTATTAGTTGGGAATTCTGATAGGTACTGAGTTGGAGAAAATGCAGGGTTTGTAGAGAAAGAGTCATCCGCTGCGGTTACGTAGAGCTTAGAGTCCTCGTTACCTAATGCAGCCTTGATCTTGTGCTCTGTGTAAGCTCCCATTGATGTAATAGGCGTACGTACTCTTTGTGAGTCTAATACGGATGGACGGATAATTTGGCGAGATGCCTCGACAGGCGCAGCCTCAGCCGGTGTAGCTGCCGGTGTATCCGGCGTATTTTCAGGGGCTGTAGTCACAGCTTCCTCGCTTTCAGTTTCGGTTTCAACCTCTACGATCGTCGTAGAGATAGTTGTAGTTTTTTCTTTTGTGCTTGTCGCAGCGATGAGCTCAGCTCGAGCCGCTGCAATATCAGTAACAGAGGCGCTAGAAAAGGCCGCACTCTCGACGAGGCTAACCTCTTTGAGGACCGCCGCCGTCACTAACAGGTAATCGCCCATTGGCTTAGAGGCCGTAACATCGACCCCTACGGATAAGCCGCTTACTAGGTTTTCCTGTGCTAATACAAGAGCATCTTGTCCCCGAGTGCTACTTGATAAACGAAAGGATCCGTAGACGCCCTCGGTTGAGTCGCTAAAACTTATGGCGCGACCTACCGGCTTATCCTGTTGATGCTGCATAAGTAATTTTATATTAGTGGCCTCAGCGTAAGTAATCGCACCGCGCTCAAACATAATAGGTCCGGCACTTGTAAAGCCGATTTCTCCATACGGTGCGACTAATCCGGATACGATGCGACGCTCTACGTCGGCGGCTTGGATCTCTTGGTTAAACGTTAGTAGCACTTGTATCTCCTAGCGGTGTCAGTTGCTCCATTTGTCTAGCTTGGTTTACGTCAATTAAATCTAGCGTTAGCATCTTTTCAATAATCTCTAAACGCTCTTTTGCATCGACACGTAAAAACGTATCGTCTACGGCAAAACGTACCTTATTTTGAGAATTTGTTATGTCATTCATTGAGAGCCTATCTTCAATAGCTGATATGTAGGGCTGTAGTGAGTAAGCTACAAACTCTTTACGACCGTCTAAAATATTTTGATATGTCATGCTGTTATTCATGTCCGAGCTAATCAT